AGAAGTTGCATTGTCGCTTGGGTTGCCTCCCTTATCATATGCACGTATGAAATACGTCCCGGACTGACCCGGTATAGCTACACTGGTTCCGGGCCTAGCTACTTTTTCAACGACCACGTTAGATGTAGCCCAAGAGCCTCCGGTTGTACCGGGGAACCGTTTGATCTGATAGTAGGACAGGTCAAGATCAGCGACAGGAGACCAATTCAAGAACAGGGTTCCGCCACTCAAGTTCTTAGTGAAGTTTGTAACGTCTGCTGGAGGATCAGACAAGGCATCTACTGTGAAGTCCCCGCTTGTGATGTAGTCGCCCTTAACACCAAAAGTATTGATGGCCCTAGCTCGAACATCATAGTCTGCACGGTCTAGGTCTATAGCTTCAAAGATGCCAAGTTCACCAGAACCTAGGTCCTTGTACAGCGTGTCATCTTCTGAGGACTTCTTAATCTGCACCTCTACGAGATCTACTCGCTCTTCTTCGTTAGCTGTTACCCTAACTTCGAGAGAGTTCAGTAGCTTTTCTGATCTGACATGTGCAACTGCCGTAAGTTCTAGTCCGATGCTAGGGACTTCGAAAGGCGATAGGAGCGTTGTGTTGTCTCTTTCATAAACTACACCGTCGTCAATGTCATCAAAGATGCTCTCAGCAGTTTCCCTGATGGTCATATTGACCTGCAAGTCATACTCTCCGACAACACCAAAGGTCCAAGAGGTAATCTCGAAAGGTTTACTGGTCCAGCCAAAACGAGAGTTTGTTATGTAGACATTGTCTCCGACCTGCAACTGAAAAGCCTCTAGGCCAAAAGAAGCCTGTACGGTGAGCTGCTGCCTGTTTCTCTCCAAAGCAACCCTAGCTATCCTACGAGCTTCTACAGAGTTGTCAGTGAAAGGCAGAGCTAGGTCGATAGAAGACTCTTGACCATTGTCAGCATCCAAGAACGCTTGGTTAGAGACTTCTGGGTAGTCAGTGATCTGCCAGTTGCTTTCCTCGCCCCTGAACGTACCCTTAACCGTGTTGTAGTTATCCCTACGAGAGTGCCGGGTACTTACAGTGATAGAGGATCTTAGGTCGTCTTCATCTAGCGTCAGGTCTGGAGCAACCCAAGAGGCTGCTTTCATACGCCATTTGCCTTGCCCGTACCACAACAAACCGCCCATAGACGTCAGAAGGCTACTCAGAGAGTCCGCAGGGACCGTAGCGGTAGTAAAGTTACCGTTGCAGGTGTACCGGGTGCTGCTGTCTGGCGTATTAGTTAGATCACACACATTGGCCGCTGCAATGACCTTCTCGTCGTCAATGTTGTCGTACTCTTCGCCCATACCGTAGGAATTGTTCGTCAGGTAGTCCCTGATGCAGAGAGCAGGGTTATCCGACCAAGCCGTAGCCTCAGTCCTTGGGTCATAGACTTTCTTGCCCTTGATGACCGCCGAGATTTCAGGGACACCGTTAGGAAAAGCCTTAGTGCTAAACTTTAGACGAACATATAGATACGCAATGCCACGAAGCCGATGGTTAGACGTCCAGTCTTCGACCTCTGAGATAAGATCAGCATCCGCCGCCTGATCAGAGGCACCCAAATGGATGTTGATCCTGATCTTACCGTCGTACTTTTCAGGCGAGGTGACATTACCATCTACATCTAGGGTAATTAGCTCGTCGTTCACATAGATCTCTTCAAACTCTTCGATCTCATGTGCTGCAAAGGCAAGGACCCGGTGTAGGAATTTGTTCTTGTTGCCTGTGGTAGTGTCAAAGATACGGACAGCGCCACACTTGGCTGTACCATAGATAATTTGATGGTCTAAAGCAGAGCCGGTCTGAGTGACGTTATAGCCTCTGGCACCTACAGAAGGTTTAGGAGTAAGGGCGTTGAGGGCTGCACCTAGGGCAGTGGAAACAAGGAACTGAGCCGCTAGGGCTTGAAAACCCATAAAACCAAGAAAACTTACGTTTGCGGTTATGGCAGCAGCAGTGCCGCCGGCAGCAAGTGCAGTAGTAGCAGTAGTGGCTAAAGCAAAACCCGCAGTAATAGCCATATTAATCTCCTATGTATTTAGAATACAGCCTCTCTACGGGCTTAAACTTCAGAAACTCCATGAGGGAGTGAAACGGCTTATGGTCTTTGCTGCTGATAACCATCACTGAAACACCGTCCTTCTTCAAGTGCTTCTCGGCAAACTTTATCAGCTTGACACTTGTAAAACCTTTTCTGTGTTTTGGGCTTAGGTAGATAATATCGTTTGACGCAAACAGGTGATCTTTGTGGTGTATGTGGCGTGATACTATAACAACAAAATATCCTACCAGAGATCTGTCTTGTCTGGCAGTAAATACCTTTAGTCTGCCTTGATGCTCTAACTCTTCGTAAGTATCCCAGTCGGGGTTGAGCTTTATCTTCTCCTTGTTGAGGGCTATCTCTTCCCAATGCTCCTTAAGCAGAGGTTTTATGTCCTCAACAACAGTCGATAAAAACTCTTGTTGATACTTTATAGTCACGTTAGTCAGGGCCTCCTGAGAAAGACTGCTGTGTCGGTTGTGAAACTGCGGGAGAATCTTTTACCTTACGACCCCACACAATATCTTTGTCCTGCAAGTCCTCGATAAAGTCTAGGCCAAGATCTTGAGGGTAGACTGACTTCTGATATGCGGAGGTAAACCTTGCAACCCTAGCCCTCTCCAAGTCTACTAGCTTGTTCTCTATCGTAAGCTCGACTGTACTTGTCTGACCTGTCTCCTCTATGGACATTTGATCCATGTACCCAGAGAAAATTTCGATCAGAGTAGGGCTTTGCTTACTGGACAGTTCTATTTTTGAGCCGTCTTGTAAGAGAATGTAGGAAGAGTTTTCTTGTAATAGTTTACCACCAGTGAAATTGCCAAAGTAGATGTTAGCCTTTCTGCCCTGATAGGGTTCACTGAGGGCTAAGGATAGAACCTCCGAGGGAACTCCGCTAAGAGTTACGGATGCACCCTTAGCGGAGATCTCAGAGGTTTCTTCTACGGAATCTATCTGCAAGAGAGAGCCAGTGCCAAACCACGAGAGGCCCTGAAAAACCAAGGTGCCTACTCCAGTCCAAAGTCTGAGGGTCTCATCCCCATCAAACAAAAGCTCTACCGCAAAGAAAGGGTAGAAGACAGAGTCATCGAGGCTCTCTACTAGTTGTTCGGGAAGGTCTCTAGTTGACATGTCTTTACCTCTTAACAGACGTTATTCGTCGATTGCAGCTTGGACAGATGTCATATCCTCGTCGGTCCAGTAATCTTTGGCGATCATCAGTTCCAGATGCTCTACATTTCGTGAGACGACAGTTTCGTCATCCGCATAGTCATCTGGGTTCGCTCGTGCGGCATTAATTAGTGCAACACTATCGAGCATAGCAGAGTATGCCTGTGCGATTTCTTCTTCAGTCATGTCAGTTTCCTTTGAGGGTTTCAACTTCAGCTTTCAGTTCTTTGATGGCGTTCACCAAGACTGGGATAAGTTCTTCGTTTGTCATTCGCAGCTTGTCGGGGTCTTCATTGTCAACAATTACGTTGTCCCCACCCTCAATGGCTAGGACGTCTTGGGCTAGGAACCCATAGCGTTTCTTGCCGTTAGTCTCTTCCGAGTCCCTGTCCTTACGGAATTTGTACGACACAGGGTTAAGCTGATCTACGAAGTCCAGACCATGCTGCATTGGCTCAATCTCGGTCTTGTCACGCTTATCAGAAACGACTGTCCAAGCGACTTGGACATAGGCGTTGGTTACTGCCGTATGCCCCATGACAACGCGGTTGTTTTCTGTCGTTGGGCTAAACACTGGAGAACCAGAGCCACTTGAGGTGATGAATCCCGCCCCAAAGTTGCCGGAACCGGTAGTGACGGAGCCGAGAGCCGATTTGCCAATGGCCACGTTGTTATCGCCCGTGGTGCAGTCATCTAACGCTCCAAAGCCAAAAGCCGAGTTTTGGTCGCCTGTAGTGTTCTTGTAAAGCGCCCGATAGCCGTCAGCCGTGTTGTTGGCCCCCGTGGTGTTAAAGTAGAGTGCTTGAAACCCCGTCGCTGTGTTGTTTGGGCCTTCGGTGTTATTGTAGAGCGCCTGACGACCAGTCGCCGTGTTGTTGAAGCCTGTGGTGTTAAAGACAAGAGATTGGCCACCCGTAGAAGTGTTGCTGGCCCCCGTGGTGTTATTTAGTAGTGATTGAAAGCCAAGAGCCGTATTGTTAGCACCCGTTGTGTTATCGCGGATTGCCTCACGACCGACAGCGCTATTGCTACTACCCGTCGTATTCTCATAAAGAGCTCGATAGCCAAGAGCCGCATTGTTAGCAC